GGAAGCGGTAATAACGTCCCTCAACCACCAGTTATTACGGTTGCAAATACGGCTCGGCTCGTGCTGGAACAACGGCAACTGGGATTTCTCTACACGGTAGTTAGCCGGGACATTGCTACCGTCAGAAACAGGGGAGAAAATACCAGTGCCGTAGACCATCTGCTCGCACATAAGGTCAACTTCGGAATCGCACCATGCGCCGCCGGAAGCACGACCATTCGCAACAGCGTTCGTCAGATAGATTCTGTGTTTCAGCACATGACCGCTGAACGCACTCTTGATAGTGGTCTTAGCCTGTTCAAAATTACTCTTGTACATATCCGAACCAACATAGCCGCCAGTCGTAGTGTTCGCCGCACCAGCTTCGTAACCGCCGGAGCTGGTGTTGTGCATTTGTGCGTTGTACAGGCAAGTGTCCGGCACGATAACTACATGGTGGGTATTACAGCTCGTATCACCACTGTTAAGGTAGTAATCGAACGCCGCAATACGGTAGTTGACACCGCCGATAGTCCAGTAGTCACCGATGTATAAATCATCGAACGTACCAGCCTTGATAGCGGCATACTGGGCGGTAGTCACGGTGCTACCCAGCGACTTACCACGGTAAATTGCATTGTGCGCCCCGGCGTTGTTAAAGAGCAGAGGAGCGATTTTCGCTTCCGTACCCTCAACCGCCTTGGCTCTGAAATTGGCAAAGGTGATTTTCTTCAAGCCTGTGCCATCGTGAATCGGAATCAGACACGAATCGGTCGGTGTGGTGAACGCCGTGAGTTCCGTCACTTTCTTGGTTTCAATACTGATTGCACTCATTTTTATTCCTCCTTATATTTCCAATCTGCCACGATTGCATTACCCAAATCGTCAGCAAGAAGTGTAGTACCAGTGTTGTCAATCGCAACAGGTACAGTGAAAAGGTTCTTCAAGGTCATGTGTTCCAGTGCCGCCAAACGCTCGTCTACTTCGGTAATCTGATTTTGCAGACTTCCAGCAATATCCTCGTTCAGCTTACCTTTGATACCAGCAAACCATGTGTTAAATGCCGCAGTCTGCTCGCCCTCGTAGGTACTCATGTGTTCCTCATAGGTCTTTTCGATTTGTGCCAAAGACGAATCGCCCTGTGCCTTGAGGTTGACGAAATACTGGGTCAGCTCTTGATAAGAACTATCACCCGAGCTTTTGAAAAGCTCCTTCTGCGTGGTGAAGTAGGTCTGAAACTCCTCATACAAGTTCGTGCCGTTTTCCAGCATAGACATGATGTAGTTCAGAGCTTCGTTCATACGGTTAGCGTCTTTTGCACCGAAGAAGGATTTCTCCTTGCTGGTGTAGGTCGTAACGTCTTGGAACGATACCGTACCATCGGAGTTATCGACCTGTGTGTACTTTTTCAGTCCACTCCAAACAGCGTCCGTATAATCAGTAGGAAGTAATTTCCACGCCATTTATAACCCTCCCTTCATACCAAAATTCCATGTGAATATCCTCCTTCCCTCACTCTCATTGGTGAGCCTGTCGTAAAGGTCAAGGATTGCTCCCTCCAAACGATTGAGTTCTTTGAAATCCATCGTATTACCATTGGCGGCATAAGTAGGAGCAGTGCCGTAAGACCTCTTGAGACTGTTGGCATTGATGGTAACGAGGTTCGCTTCCAGTGTATTGATTTCGTCAGCATAGAAGTAGTCCTTCACGGTCTTATCGCTTCCGACAGACTGGATAGCGAACTCGTCATACATCTTGATTGCCAGTTCACGGAGGTATTCGAGGTTGTTCTTAATTCGATTGAAGTCCACGGCGTTGAATCTGTCCCCGGTGTAGACACCATCGACAGTCTCACCATGCCAATCGGTTTTTGGTGTAGACCACGACATTTTAACCTCCAATCCTTCGGGCGGTTACTCGACCCGAAAATGCTTGCTTGAAATTGACGGTGTGACGGTAGATATTTACCCTCATACCATCGTGGAACTCGTTCTCTTGGTACACAATATCGGTAGCGTCCAGCTCGGGATTTCCTCGAGTGTCGTACTCGTATTCAATACCAGCGGTGTAGTATTCAGCCAGCCATGCGGCAAGCTCATTCGCCATCGTGATATTGCTTATCAGCGGATTCTTCCACTTAACGGTCTTACCACGAGCATTGAGAGACACCGTAGCGTACTTCTCAACGATTTTGTACCGATAACCCTGTACCTCGAGTTTGAACGAGCCAGTGACATTGAATTTAATGGTGACGAAGTAATTACCCCATGCCACCACGCTTGCCTTACCTTCAACTTCATCGAGCTTCACCTTATAACCGTAGGAAGGGTCTTGAATGTAATAGGTCTCGACCTCACCAGCGACTACATCTATGTCCTCATAGACAAGGTTTTCTTCTCGATTATTCTCTTGGTAGGCGTAACATGGGACGATAACCTCTTTGATAAGCTCCTGTTTGATAGCTTTCGGGGAGGAGGTCATGTCCCGGCGATTCATGGTGAAATCCACAACATCGCTCAAACTGAAATAATTCAGTACGATACGGTTGTACGGCTCTGCGGTTTTTGTGAACTCAATCTTCATCACATCGAAATCATCGAAATCTCGAAGAATAATCGAAGTGGTGTTGATTTCGTCTTTCTCAACCGGGTATTCATTTACAGGCTCGCCACCCTTGTACGTTCTGATTGTGAACGCCGCCGGGAGAGCTGTACCGAAGACCAGCTTCAAACCGTAATAAGCTCGAATCGCTTCCATCGTGATAGTAACGATAGGATTCTTTGTGAATGTTCCGTTTTCCCCGGAGATTTCCTTCGAGACATACCCGGTTGTTAGAGCCGCTTTGCCATTTCTCGGAAGGAAGAACATCGTACCATCGGTAGGGGTGTAATTCCCGGCGAGGGTTGCGTATTCGACCTTCGGTGTGTCCGTCAGCACGTTTGCGGCATTGGAGTAGGTCTCCTCGCCGTTGGTTGCGATGGAAGCACTCGGCATGAAATTCGACTTGATTTGAACCTTGCCGTCTCGAGATTGGGTGAGAACACATCGACAGGCATTTGCGATAATCTGCAATGCTTCTTTGTATTTCACTCTCGGAATCGGGTTGTTAGAGTAGAGCTTCTTCAAACGTGGGTCGATATAATACTCGGAAATCCCAGCGTCCTTCAAAATCTCCTCTGCCAGTGCGTAGTAACTTTTACCAGCGGCACTATACAGACCCTTCACATACTCGCCGTCCATGTTGCGGAAAATGTCTTGGCAACGGATTGTAGCCGTGTTATCGTCACTTTCCCATTCGGAACACCACAGGTGGTTTCCTTGAATCCACTCGATAGTGTCAGAACCCGGGGTCTGATAACCGTACATAATATCCATTTCCTGTCCTGTCTCGAGGTAGTTGATAGCCGAGTTCGGGTTATCCACATTGAAGTAGTGGTCGTAGTTTTTCAGCGTTACCGAAAAATCGAACTGCGGAACATCAGCTCCGATAGGGGAAACGTAACTGTCAAGAGCAGAACTCATAACAGAATCGTTGTGATACACAAGTCCGTAACCGAACATGATAGAGTAGATACGCAAACGGCTTTGAGGGTTCTTCATCTTGTAGAACACCAGCTTGATATAGGTTGTATTTTCCAATACTTCCTCGGTACTCCACTTTGATTTTGTATTCCCTCTAAACTCAATGGTCTGCCCGGTACTTCCGACAATATCGAAATCGACCGAGTAATTCTCACCGAAGTTAATCGTGAGACCCTTGAAATCCGTTGCGATTGTGTTCAAGCTGATAACCACTTCACATCGAGCTTCGGAAACCAGCTTGTCCGAGACAATCCCGGTATCATAGTATCTCCCTCCCTCGGTAGCCCGAGGGAGAAAGAACATAGAGCCATCTACTTTCGTGAACTCCTCCTCGAGAGTGGCATAGACCGTATCGTCAATATGCTCTCCGAAGATATTGTCCTTGTTCGAGTAGTAGGCATAACTGCCATTATCGACCGTAGCTTTCGCCTGTGCTTCTTGGTTCACAAGTCCGAAAGAAATCATAATGTATGCTCTCTCACGGAGAGAGGACTTCATGCTTTCCTTGTATGCTTTCGATACTTTCTGCATAGAACCCTCCTCCTTTACTCGCCAGTGTCGATAAGATTTACCTTGCAATTCCGATAATGTGTTGGAGTACCGTCTTCTGTAACCCAGTAGGGTTCTCCTGTACGGTCTCCGCAGTACATTCTTACGGTTTTGCGTTTGTTTGTTACAGGGTCATTAAATTCGACATGGACGAAGAAATTGCTCAAGATAGAGAGAATCCGTTCCCATTGAGCCGCAGTGAGCCACGCCCACTCAAGCCCATATATCTTGTACTGGTCTCGTCCAACTCTTTGACCCACAACAGCACCGTTAGCGTCTCGTCCGCTGTCAACCACGGTGGTTACGACCACGCTCACACCTCGTTTGCAAGGTGGTAGCTCATAACCATTTATCGCTAAATATGCCATCGCTACACACCTCCTTTACTCGGTAAAGCTGAAACCGTTCGCTTCCTTCTGCGTGGTAACAGCGTCATTGATTGTACGGTTGCCGACCTTTACGATGGTCTGTTCCTTCTTGTCTGCCTGTCTCTTGGTATCGGTAGCGATTTCCTTGAGAGTAGGTTCGACATACTCGTGGTAGAACTCACGCATATTGCGAGACCACGAATCATCGGAATATGCACCGTCATAGGATTTCTTGGAATCTTCGTACACCGTCTGTGCCAGCGAGTTATAAGGGTCATAACCGCTTGCCGAAGCCAGCACGAGGTTGTCGTTGATTCCGGCGGTACTTACGACAACGGCATTGATAATACCGTTCGCACAAGTCACAATGTCTCGAGACATGGACTGCCAGTACTCGGAGAACTGTGCCATACCGCTCACGATGGAGCTGTGCATGACAGAAGCAAGCTGGAATCGGTTCAGCACTTCGGTAGTACCATTTACATGACCCACCAGCTCTGCGCCGCTCTCACCAGCAACGAACATAGAGCCATGCGCCCTGTTCGTGCCGCCAGCATATTTCGGCATTGCTTTCCACATATTCGGAGTGATGATACCGCCGGAAGCGAACATCTTCACGCCGCCGTTTGCACCAACGATACCGCCGTTCGCCAGTCCGAAGAACCTCTTAATAGAAGTCCAGCCGGATTTGAAAAGCGAGATACCGACAGATACCGAAGTACCAACGAAGCTCGAGATAGAACTCCAACCATTTTTCCATAGAGAGATACCAACACCTACGGTGTGGCTACCAATCCAGTTCTTAATCGTTGTCCACTCGGACTTGAAAAGCGAAATACCTTGAGCGATAACAGGAAGACTACCAATCCAGTTCTTTACGGTAGACCAGCCGGATTTCAGCAACGAGATTCCTTGCGAAAGCGTAGGAATGTTACCAATCCAATTCTCAACCGTTGCCCAACCCGACTTGAGTAAGCTGATACCTTGAGAAAGAACCGGGATATTGCCAATCCAGTCCTTGACCTTCTGCCAGCCACTCTTTGCGAGTGCGACAGCTTGGTCTACGGTAGGAATTTTGCCTATCCAGTTTTTCACGGTAGACCAGCCGGATTTCAGAAGCCCGACACCCTGTTTCACAGCCGGAATGCCACCAATCCAGTTCTTCACAGAAGACCAGCCATCTTTTACGAGCTTTACGCCAGTTTCAAGAGAAAGACCGTCTTTCGTCTTGTCAGACCACCAACCCTTTACGTTGTCCCACCATTCCGAAGCATTGTTTTTTACTTCGGCAAGGAATTGAACAGGCTTGCTGTTCTTAACCTTCTTTTTGAATTTGTTCCACTCGTCAGATATATTTCCGAGAGCTTTCTTAATTCCGCTCACCATCGAACCCCAGCTAACAGGTTTTCCAGTAGCGAAGTCTTTGACCCCATCTGCAATGAGAGCAAGACCGAGAGGAATACCAACACCTGTCAGACACAACATGAGACCGATAGCGAGTTTGCCGAGAGAACCAGCCATTGATTTAATCTTGGTAAAAACTCCCTTGATTTTTTCTTTGATGGTTTCCCAGTTAATAGCTACTGCTGTACCGAGAGCCGCCGCACCCGATAATATCAATCCAACACCGAGAGGAATACCAACCCCGGTGAAGCACAGGATAATACCGATTGCAAGAGCCGCCGCCCCAGCGATAGCAAGTATTTTAGTAGTTACGCCCTTTAGCTTGTTTGTCAAAGTGTCCCAGTTAAGAGCTACCGCAGTACCTAACGCCGCCGCACCAGCAAGGATAAGACCAATACCGAGTGCCGTTGCAACGCCTGTAAATGCGAGAATCATACCGATAGCGATTGAAGCCGCACCAGCGATTACGAGAATCTTTGTGGTAACTTTTCTGATTTCGTCCGGCATGGTGTTCCAGTTCAAACCCACCGTAGCGGCAAGTCCGACAGCACCAGCGGCGATCATTGCAATACCCAACCCGGTAGCGACACCTGTTAAAGCAAGAATCGCACCGACACCGATTAAAGCACCGCTGACGATTGCAACAATGCTCATTACGGATTCTTGAACGTCACCTGTCAGAGAGTTCCAGTTAAGAGCTACCGCAGATACCACCGATACAGCACCAGCGGCAATCATAGCAACACCGAGAGGGATATTCGTACCAGTCAAGGCAAGAATCGCACCGAATGTCAGCAATGCACCGCCCACGATAGCTTCGAGCATACCGATTGTTCTACGGAGAGGGTCAGACATGGAATCCCAGTTCAACCCGATTGCTGTTGCAAGTCCGACAGCACCAGCCGCCATCAATGCAATACCGAGAGGTACGTCAACACCTGTAAAGGCAAACAACGCACCCATAGCCAGCAATGCACCACTCACAATACCTGTCAGAATCGACAGAGCGTTGCTCAAGTCACCGTTAAGGAACTTCCAGTTAATTACTGCCGCAGTACCGAGAGCCGCCGCACCAGCCACCATGAGACCAGCACCGAGCGGAACATTTACGCCGGAGAACACAAGTAACGCACCTATCGCCAATAGGAATCCACCCAGCACCCCGGTTACGAGCGTGAGTACCTTCGCCAACCGTTCCGACATGGTGTTCCAGTTCGCCATTATCGTAGCGGCAAGTCCGACAGCACCGACAGCCATAAGACCGAGACCGAGCGGAATGTTCGCACCAGTGACAACGAGGATAGTACCGATTGCCAACAGGAATCCACTGATAACAGCGGTGATTTCGCTCATAGCGTCCTTAATCATGTTCACGATTTCGTCAACCTTAGAGGTAACAGCGTCACCGAGGAAATCGTAGGTAGGAAGGTCGATACCTAAATCGCCACCACCGAGACCCGAACCCGAGCCGCTTCCACTGCCGGAAGAAGAATCGTTATTAGAAAGCACATTCAACTCGTCAATACCGAGCAGAGCATTTTTCAGCTTCTTGGCTTTGCTTGTTGCGTCTTTCAGACCGTCAGCCGTTCCATCAGCATTGTTCGCCAAATCACCCATGGCACTTGCACCAGCGGTAATGCTGGAATAGTCAACCTCCGGCAATTTGAAACCGAAGAAGTTTGCGATACTGTTTGCAACCAGTCTGATTACCTTTGCCAGTGCGATTGCATACGGAAGAACCGCATTAAGAGCCGGGATAAAGATGTTACCCAAAGCTCTTGCACACTGCGTAACCTGTGCCTGTAATACACGAAGCTGGTTTGCCGGAGCGTTCAATGTACGAGCCATATCGCCTTGTGCTGTCGTAACCTGTGTCATAATTGCGTAGTAACGCAACTGCGACTTTTCAGCCTGTGTCATAGCCGATACCTTTTTGTCGATACCGAGTGCGAGAGCTTCCTCTTGCAATCTTGCTACGGACAGGTCATAACCCAGTCTACGAAGCGGCTCAAGCTCGCCGGAGATACCCGACTGTAACTTCTGCATAGCGTCTTCAAACGAAATATTGAAGAAGGAAGCAATATCATAACCGAGCTGTGTCAAGTTCTTCGACATGAGATATGCCTTATCGCTTGCCACACCGAAACCGCTGATAATCGTATTAAACGTACCTTGATTTCGCATGAACTCGCCCGGGTCGATACCGAGTGCTTCACTGACTGCTTCTGCGTATTTCTGTGCTTCCTCTGCATACTGACCCATAGAAGCGTTGAACAGGTTCAAGTCCTCGATATACTGGTTGGACTGGTTTATCCACGAAGCGATCGTTCTTGCACCATGTTTTACCGCATTGAGAGCGATATTCATTTTCGCCCACAGGTTCATATAGCTGTTGGAAGCCTTATCGTTTGCCTGTGCAATTCTGTTGGTTGCCGTAACAGTACGCTGTATATTTGCTGGTAGTCTGCTGTATGCGGCAGATACCGCATTGAGCTGACTTGTCAACGGAGCAAGGGCAGAGGAAATCTGCTGAATCTGACTGGTGAACGTAGTCAAATCCATACCATTGAGCGTATCTGCCAGTTTAGGCAGTTTGTTAAGCGCATTTACGGTGGACTTCAACCCGGAAGCATTAAGACTGTTCAACGGTTGCAGTGCTGTACCCAGCTTCTCCATTCCACTGAAATCTACGCCAGTAAGAGAAGCGGCGGCACTACCGATGTTCTTGAGCTGGTTTCCGATAGAGCTTGAAATCTTGAGAGAACCGAGGTTCTTCAATTTCTCCAAACTGGTTGCCAGCATATCAATCTTGCTTGCCCCGGAAGCGTCCATAGATTTAAGGGCGGTATCGAGACTGCGTACAGAATTTGCAACGCTTGTCAGACCGACACCGCCCTTGGTAGCTGTTTTGAGCTTTGACAAAGAAGCGGAAAGAGCGTCTATACCACTGACAGCCGAGGTTGAACTTGACTGTACTTCCAATTCGAGTTGTTCGATTGTTGTAGGCATGGAACTCACTTCCTTTCTTCAAAAAACTTATTATTTTGTGCCATATATGCTTGCATATATCGCAGTCCTTTTTGAGACTTAGCTTTCTCCTTTTTGAGTTCTGCTTCCTCGACCGTTTTCTTACTGATCGGGTATGCTTCCTCAACATAAGGTTGAGCTTTTGTTCCCTTCTTGGCGAAAGCACGAAGGATAGGGGAAAGACGAGAGATAGCGTCATAGATGTACATACCCTGTAACCACGCTTCTTGATTCATTCGCTCTTTCCGAAGTTCTTCCGCTTCCCGGTAATATTTAACGAGAGTGGAGTCTCTGTCCCAGTATTGTTCTTCCGTCATGCCTATTGATAAGTAATAGGGGAACTTCGCACAAAAAATCTCTGAATAAGAAGGGGGAGCAGAGCGATTCACACGCTCGCTCCCCTTATCAGCGGATTCATCTGCTAACAGCGAATCACTTACCAACTCGCTGTCCAGCTTACGTTTCCCTCATTTTCCTCGGGTTCTTCGACCAGTGCCATAATCGGCTCGTTGTACATTTCTGCCAGCTTACCGATAAGCTCCTCTTTGTTCGTCATGTGATTAAAGATTTCGTTAATGACCTCTTTCTTCTCAAAACGATGGTGAGCAAGGAACGCACCTTCAAACAGTGCCGGGAGAGTAGACATAGGCTTGTTCTCGACCTCTGCCGCAACAAAGCCCTTCTTCTCCATTTCCGTAACCGTTCTGCGAGTGAACTCAAGGACATATTCTTTATCCTTGAAAGTGAATTTCAACTGTTTAGCCATAATGATTTATCCTCCTTAATTGTTTGTGGCTTACTCCGAAACTTCGCTAATGACAGAAGACGGAGCAATAGTGATCGTCATTTCAACGACTTCGTTAGTACCGCCGCCGTTGACGTAGACGGAAAGCTGACCCTTGAAAGCGTACTTACCGTCAGAACCAGTAGGAGTGACAGTATCGCCAGCTTCCGTACCGCCGAACCAAATTGCAAACTCCTTCTCTGTACCTTCCATCTTCTTCAACTTCTGATACTCTGCGAGAGTGTAGTTCGCAGTGAACTCAAGAGAATCAATGGACTGGATACCCGGAATGTAAGTCTGCATACGGTCAGACAGTGTAGTAGTTTCCAACATTTCCGGCGCACCGCCGAGGTCGGGAAACTCTTTAATGTCAATCAGCTTCTCGTATGCGGCAGAGTTCTTGTGCATAAGAAAAGCCTTATAAGTGCTAATAGCCATAATCGTTTACCTCCTGTAAATTACTTTTTCCTTAGAGACGATTGCCCGGTATCGAGCAACCATTCTATAAACCGTTGCGTCCTCCTCGTTGGGGACAGGGTTCATAAGGGTTCGTGTGAAACCGAGTGCTTCCATCTGTGTATCAATGAAAGCGATAATTGCTTTACATTCAGCTTTCTTTCCGCTCGTTTTGTTGGAGTAGACATTCACCTCGTAAAGCACCTGTGCGTGATTTTCGATGTTCCCGGAATCCCGAGTATTTCGATAAATCTGATTGTCTGTCTCTATAAGAGAGACGCAAGGGAAGGAAGGTGGAGACTTGACGTATTCGCCAGTCATATAGATTTTGGGGTATTTCGCTCGTGTCGCTTTAGACACGATATTGAATACCTCTGATTCAATATCAATCACCCGAATACCTCCTTTGCTATTTCCTTAATATCATTGCAAACGGTGGTGACTGCACGAGCCATCGGCATACGAGCCGGAGTACCACGAGTGAGCTTTAATTCGCCATCTTCGTAATATCCCCAAACCTCTTTCTTACCGTTGCCCTTGCCAAATCCACCGATTGTCATTCCCAGTTCCGCACCGTTAGGGTGAGGGGACGAACCGGGAGAGCCATTATGATAGACACCAGCACCAAACTCAACCCACACAGCGTCTTCGCCACTTGCAACAACCAGTGACCGAACCCCGGTTATCCACTGAAACGTCAACTTGTGCGAATTTTTGCCCTCCTTTTACCAAATCGTCTACGACAGCACCACTAAAACCTGTCTTAGCTTCCTCGGAAAGCCGATCTGCGACTTTGACCCGGAGGAGTTCTGTTTTTCTAATGATTTCTTGTTTGTATTCAGCCAGCTCTTTTAATGCTCGGTCAATCTCTTTCGTTGACAACCCAAATGATATGACTTTCTTACCCACTGACAGTCACCTTGCTTATCGCAATCGACACGCTGTTCAAACTCTTTGCAACCTTCTTCACGATATAATCGTGAGGAGTAAGGATTTCTCCTTCCTCATTGGTTACGAGAGAGCCGTCTTCATCGACCTGTGGCGTTTTATCGACCCAAAGCACTGTGTACTCGTCAATCGGGGGAGCGTCCTTATCCATGACAATAACCTTGTCGTAGCTTTCGCTTTCTCCAAACTGCCGAGTGCTTGTTTCGCCCTTGGCGGCAGAGATATTAGCGGAACATTCAACCGGGTTATCTCGAATGATTTCGTATTCCCCTGTAACATTTCCGTATTCATCGGTCTTAGGAACTTTCTCTTTGTAGAGAGCGTAGAAGAATTTGCTTTTGTTTCGTTCCATCATTCTCATACTCGACCACCTCTTTTCACAACAGGTGTCTCAATAGCTCTTTCAACAGACCAACCGAGATAAATACGATACTTAAACGTTCCGGGGTTCATACCAATTTCTTCTGCCCACTGGGTCAT